TGTCTTTGATGGTGGCGATGTCACCTACACCGCCGTGACGGGCAACACGGTTGAGGCTCTGGTGATTTATGTGGACACCGGGTCTGCTGCGACATCGCCTCTGGTGGCGTACATCGACACGGGCGTGACGGGCCTTCCTGTGACTCCCAACGGGGGAGATATCACGGTGACCTGGAACGCTTCCGGCATCTTTGCGCTGTAACCATGCCAAACATCAAGCACGCATTTACATCCGGCAAATCGGATGGGGCGGATGCCACTCTGGTGCAGCCGAGCAACTGGAACGCCGAGCATTCGCTTGACCAGTACCTCGACTATCCCACGGTATCAACTCCCGCCGCGCCGGGTTCTGGTCTGAGGACGTTTGCGCGCAATCGAGCCGGTCGGATTCTTCCGGGTGTCGTCGGGCCTTCGGGCCTTGATGTCACGCTTCAGCCCGCCTTGTTTGGCAATACGGTTTATATGTGGATGCCCAACACCGGCACCACATCCTCCATTAGTTTCGGCACGGCGTTTACTGCTCGAAACAACGGCACATCCGCTGCACAGGCAACGCCCACAAAAACCAGCACGAACGCCATGACATCGCTCAACCGGGCGACCTTCGGCACGGGGACTACGGCGACCGGCGCATCTGGAGTTCAGTCATCGTCGACAGTGGCGTGGCGCGGTAATTCGGCGGGCTTGGGCGGGTTTTTCTTTTTCTCTCGCTTTGGCATTGAGACGCTGGCTTCTGACATGCGAGCGTTCGTAGGCCTGTCCGCGAACAACGCGACAATGGCCGCAGATGCTTCCACATGGAACAACACCATCGGCATCACCAAAGACAGCGCGGATTCCGTTTGGAATGTTCTTGAGCGAAACGGATCTACGGCCACCAAGACCAGCACGGGCTGCACGGTGACCGCAGGGCAGATTCTTGATCTGACGATGTTTGCACCGCCCAATGGATCCAATGTGACGGTGCGATTGACTGATGCCGTAGCTGGCACGGTGTACGTTGACAATGTGGTGTTCAACACGACGCTGCCGGTCAATACACAATTCATGCACATGCAGGCTCACAATCAAAGCGTCACCGGTATCACCGCCAAGTTGCTTGCTCTGAATCGGATGTACCTGGAGAGTGACCTATGACCTGGGACGTGCTGCAAGACGCGAATGGAGATCTGCAATTGATCCCGACGGGTGATCCAGTGCCCGACGGTTGGACAGTTGTGGCCGTCACTGCGAATCCAGATTATCTGGAATACATGGCCTCGCTGGGATAAGCCGTGGCTGCTGCTTTTGATTCAGGCGCGTTTGACGCTGGCGCGTTTGAAGTCGGCGGGGGGGGTGGCACACAAAACCTATCCCCGAGCCTATATACGCAATCGCAGACGTTCTATGCGGCCACCGTATCGGCCACATACGCGCTGACTGTATCGCCAGTCGAGAACACAAGCGTCTTTTTCGGGCCGACGATCACGCAGGTCACGACCCTGCTGCCTGCGCGATATGACAATGCCAATGCGTTCTACAGCCCGACGCTCACGCCTGGTGCTGTAACACTTTCGCCTGCGCGTTACGACAACAGCAACTCGTTCTATAGCGCAACTGTCACCGCCGGCACGGTCACACTGCTGCCTGCGCGGTACGACAATACCCAGACCTTCTATAGCCCGATTGTTACGCAAGCTGGCGGCACGCAATATCTGCTGCCTCCGCTGGTCGTTAACAATAACCAGTTCTTTCCGGCTGTTGTCTCTCAAGTCTCGGAACTTGGCGGTGGTGGGCCGAGCAAGGGCTGGTCAGTTGAGCGCCAGCGGCTTGAGTTGTCGCTTGAGCAGCGGTCGGCTGTCGAAACGCTTTCCAAGTCTAAGAACAAGACTGTCAAGCGCATTGCCAAGCGGCTTGACCGTTACATCACCGCGCAACTCGATATTGATGCGGAACTGGCCGAAATTGCAAGGTTGGAAGTAGAGTTTGCAAAACTTGAAACTTTGCACAATAATCGGGCACAGTTGGATAACGATCTGCGCGAAGCAGCGCGGATCATGCAAGAATTCGTTCAGGATGAGCAGGATGCGATAACGCTGCTCATGCTGACAGATGACTTCGACACGAGATGTGTCATTGAGGCAACCGTCGGGCCTTTGAATCTGGCGAGTTTGGTAGGGTTGTAATGAGCGAACAGGCAGAAAACGAAGATGTGGTGATCGAGGAAGAAGTTTCCGAGGTTGAGCAGGAAGCCCCTGAGCAGGTAGTTTCTGAGCAGGAAGAGCCTGAGCAACAGGAAGAATCTGACGAGGTTGTCGTATCAATTGGGGATGAGTCGCCTGCTCCCCAAGAAGATCAGAATCGCGCTCCTGATTGGGTTCGTGAACTGAGAAAGTCTCACCGGGAACTGCAAAAGCGTAATCGTGAGCTTGAGGCCAAGCTGACATCTCAGCATGTACCTGAAAAGGTGGTGCTAGGTAGAAAGCCGACACTTGAAGAGCATGACTACGACGCGGAAAAGTTCGAATCGTCCCTTGCGGATTGGTACGAACGCAAGCGCAAGTACGATGAAGAGCAGCAGCAGGCTAGAGTTGCTGAAGAACAGCAGCAAAAGTCGTGGCAGGCCAAGTTGGACGCTTACGGTAAGGCTAAGTCCGAACTGAAAGTGAAAGACTTTGAGGACGCTGAAGATGTCACTCAGCAGACTCTGGATGTCACACAGCAAGGCATCGTTCTGCAAGGCGCTGATAATCCCGCACTGGTGGTGTACGCACTCGGCAAGAACCCCAAGAAAGCGGCTGAACTTGGCTCAATCAAAGACCCTGTGAAATTCGCTTTTGCGGTGGCGAAACTGGAAAAGGACTTGAAAGTGACTCCTCGCAAAGCCGTACCTCCTCCTGAAAAAACCGTCAGCGGTAACGCTCGGGTTTCAGGTGGAGCAATTGATTCTGCCCTCGACCGGCTGCGTATTGAAGCGGAAAAGACTGGTGACTACACCAAGGTCATTCGCTACAAGGCGCAGCAACGTGCCAAACAATCTGAAAGGAACTGATCATGCCTAACGCATTTAATAAAGAGGAGCGGGTTGCATTTGAGAACCTGCTTGAGGGCTTCCAGGACGCCCTCGTTCTGTCGCGCAACGTCGCCGTCTACAACACCGACCAGACGATGATGGAGCGTACCAACAACACCATCTGGCGTCCCCAGCCTTACATCGCTGAGTCGATCACTGCTGCTCCTGGCACCGACATCTCGTCGTCCTACAAGAACATGACCCAGTTGGCCGTCCCGGCCACCATCGGCTTTTCCAAGTCGGTGCCCTTCACGCTGAACGCGCTTGAACTGCGTGACGCGCTGCAAGAGGGTCGTCTGGGCGATGCCGCTAAGCAAAAGCTTGCCTCGGACATCAACGTTGCCGTTATGAACGTTGCTGCCAACCAAGGCACTCTGGTTGTCAAGCGCACCGCCGCCGCTTCGGGCTTTGACGACGTTGCTCAGTGCGACGCCATCATGAACGAGCAAGGCGTCCCCTCGTATGATCGGTATCTGGCTCTGTCCACCCGTGACTACAACGGCATGGCGTCGAACCTGCAGGGTCTGTCGCGCTCCTTCGGCAACCGCAAGTCGGACAACGCTTTCGAGCGTGCTTACGTCGGTATGGTGGCGTCGTTTGATACTTTCAAACTCGACTACGCCAACCGTAAAGCGGCTGCCGCTGGCACTGGTATCACCATCTCGACCCTGACTGCTGCCAACAACTACTACACCCCGCGTGCTACCAGCACCTCGGTGGGTGGTCAGATCAACGTCGATAACCGCTACCAGACCGTGACTGTTTCCAGCACCACCAACGTGGCCGCTGGCGACTGCTTTACCATCTCCGGTGTGAACGCTGTGCATCACATCACCAAGAGTGACACTGGCCTGCTGAAAACCTTCCGGGTGATCAGCGTGACCAACGCCACCACGATGGTGATCTCGCCCCCGATCATCTCCGATCAGGGCGCGACCGATGCCGAGGCTCAGTACCAGAACGTGATCGTTACCCCGTCCGCAACCGCGAACATCGTGTTCCTGAACACGGTTTCCGCGTATGTGAACCCGTTCTGGCAGAAGGACTCCATCGAGATCCTGCCCGGTCGTTATGCGGTTCCCGCTGACGCTGGCGTGGCTGTGATGCGTGCTGCTACCGATCAGGGTATCGAACTGGTCATGCAGAAGTTCTACGACATCAACACCATGACCACCAAGTATCGTCTCGATACGCTGTACGGTGTTGTAAATAAACAACCCGAGATGTCGGGGGTAATTTTGTTCAGCCAAACATAATAATACCGGTTGTGCTATCATGCTCTTTGTCAAAAGCAAGGAGCATGATATGTACACTCTTTACAAACTGGTATTTGCGTCTGGTAAGGCATACATAGGGCAGACGGCAAGATCCATGCACCTACGTCTACTTCAGCACAAGAGGTCTGTCAAAGCCGACAGTCAGCTTCCTGTGCACTGTGCTTGGCGTAAACATGGTGAGCCGTCTGTTTCTATTCTTGCTGAGTTTGAAACACACGAAGAGTTGCACGCAGCAGAAAAGGCCGCGATTCTTGCGGCAGATACTTTGTCTCCTAACGGATACAACGTGTCGTTTGGTGGCGATACAGCACCCTCAAAAAATCCAGAAGTAGCAGCCAAGATTGCTGCTGCCGCTACTGGTCGAAAGTACGATGATGTCTCCCCGTGGATTGAGGCTACTACTCAACTCTGGAAAGACAACGAATACAGGAAGAAAGTTTCCGAAGGACTCAAAGCATCTTGGACTGATGAGCGTAGAGCAGCTAGATCTGTTCTTGCAAAAGCAGTTTGGGAAAAGCGTAAAGCCGACGGCTATGCAATGTCTGAAGAGACAAAGCAGAAGCTGGCATCTTATGAGCGCACAGCAGAAACCCGCGCTAAAATGAGTGCAGCAGCCAAGGGTAAGAAGAAAGGCCCTTGGTCGGATGAGCGTAAGGCGGCAGCTAAAGCCAGACGCGCCAACATGACCGAAGAAGAACGTACTGCGTTTCTTGAGGCGCGTAAGAAAGCAGGCGAAACCCGCCGTAAGAACAAGGAACTGAAATGCCTTTGACCAAAGGTTACGGAAAACGAACCATCTCAAGCAACATCAGCAAAGAGATGAAGTCTGGCAAGCCTCAAAAGCAGGCAATTGCCATTGCTCTTAGCACTGCTCGTACTGCGGCCATGAAGGCTGGCAAACCCGGCAAGGCTCCCAAGAAGAAATGAAACCTGGTCTGTACGCCAATGTCAACGCCAAACGCGCCCGTATCAAAGCAGGGTCTGGCGAGAAGATGCGTAAACCCGGATCACCCGGTGCGCCTACCAACAAGGCGTTCAAAGAGTCTGCCAAGACTGCGAAGAAGAAATGAGTATTGAGTTCCCTACCCTCGTCTACCGTTGCCCTGGGCCACACTTCGGCCCCCGTGGCTCGACGTACAACTGCGTCGGAGTTGCTAACGAGGACGAACTTGTACTGCGTATCATCGAGGGATGGTGTACGACTCTTGATGAGGCTGTAGACGGTAAGCCTGTGGAGCCGCCAGCGCCTGTTGACAACGCGCCGCCGACCCGTGCCGAGATGGAACAAAAGGCGCGAGAACTCAAAATCAAGTTTGACGGCAGGACAACTGATCGTAAACTGTTGTCGTTGATCGACGCCGCCTTGAAAGGCTGACCATGAGTTACAGCAAGCGACAGTTTATCGAAGCCGCACTTGAAGAGATTGGGCTTGCTTCTTATGTGTTCGACCTGCAGCCCCAGCAGCTTCAGTCTGCCATGCGTCGCTTGGACACTATGATGGCCGAGTGGAACGCCAAGGGCATCCGACTGGCTTACCCGCTGCCGGGTAGCCCGCAGGATAGTGACCTTGATGAAGTGACCACGGTGCCAGATAGCGCCAACGAGGCGATTATCACGAATCTGGGCATCCGACTGGCTCCCAGTTATGGCAAGCAAGTATCCGTCAATACGATGGTTGCTGCCAAAAACGCTTACAACACGCTGCTCTCCCGTGCGACAATACCGAACGAGATGCAGTTCCCTGGTTCGATGCCTTCTGGCTCTGGCAACAAGCCGTGGCGTACCTACGACGACCCGTATCTGCGACCGCCGTATGACCCTGTAGATTCGGGGCCGGACGGGGTGCTGGAGTACAACTGACATGCCTACGATTAATCAACTGCCGACTCTTTCGACTGTTTCGTCTGGCGATCAGTTGCCGGTTTACAACAGCAGCAACGGCGACGCCCGCAAGATGTCGATTGGCTCGCTGCTGACTTACTTCCAGCAGACGTTTGCCTCACCCACGATGTCGGTGCAGTACGCTACTCCCGGCACCGGGTTCAACGTCACTGTTGCGACCAACAGCACGCAGGCATGGCTCCTGCTGCAGCCTGCTGGCACGCTTGCTAGCGGCACTGTGACGCTACCGCTGAACACCAGCATCCTTGATGGTCAGGAGGTGCTGGTGACGACGACGCAGCAGATTACATCGTTTACGCTTGGCTTGAACGGTGCTGCGGCTGCGTTTGGTGATCCGACGACGCTGGCCGCAGAGGACTTCTTCCGTATGCGGTATTACTCCGCGACTAACTCTTGGTACAGGATCGCGTAATGGCTATTCAAGCACCGTTTCAGGCACAACGAGGTGCCAATCAGGTTGTCACTCCCGGCGCTGCTTCGGCGTCCGTGACTGTTTCGATCTTCCCCAAGTCGATCCGACTGGTAAACAGTGGCGCGAACATCTGCCACGTTCGCGTTGGCGAAGGCGCTCAGACGGCCACGACCGCCGACACGCCCGTGCTGCCTAACAGCGAACTGATTCTGCATCGTCAGGAAGGCGAGACGACCGTAGCCTACATCTCCGCTGCGGGCACCACGCTGCACATCCAAACGGGTGAGGGCGGTATCTGATGGCTAAAGACCCAAGGCTTGAGCGAGCCGGGGTCAGCGGCTACAACAAGCCCAAGAAAACGCCAGATCACCCGACCAAGAGTCACGTTGTTGTGGCGAAGGAAGGCGATCAGGTTAAGACCATTCGATTCGGTCAGCAAGGCGTTTCTGGCTCACCTGACGGATCTGTCCGGAACAAAGCATTCAAGGCCCGCCACGCATCCAACATTGCCAAGGGCAAGATGAGCGCGGCCTATTGGGCCAACAAGACCAAGTGGTGACGAATGCAAATCCCCATCGTCAGCGGCATCTACACTGACCAAGGCCCAGACCTTCGCAGCAGCTACCCTGTGAACATGGTGCCTGTACCCAAGGTGCAGGGCATCAGTTCGGGCTACCTGCGGCCTGGTGACGGGCTGGTCGAGCAGGCTACTGGGCCTGGTGTAGATCGAGGTGGCATCCTTTGGAATGGGGTGCTGTACCGCGTCATGGGCAGCAAACTGGTCAGCATCTCTGACGCTGGCGTCATCACCATTCTGGGTGATGTTGGTGGTACAACCGAGCTAGTCGTATTTGACTACTCCTTCGACCGGCTGGCTGTCTGCTCCGTAGGCAACTTCTTCTACTGGTCGCCCACCCTCGGGCTGGTGCAGGTCACCGATCCCGACCTCGGCACAGTCCTAGACTTTGCGTGGGTAGATGGGTACTTCATGACCACGGACGGCACTTACCTTGTCGTCACCGAGTTGAGCGACCCGCTGCAGGTCAATCCGATCAAGTACGGAGCATCTGAGGCTGACCCAGACCCCATTGTTGCGATTTTGAAACTCCGCAACGAAATCTACGCCATCAACCGCAACACCATCGAGGTGTTTGACAACGCTGGCGGCAGTCTCTTTCCGTTTGAGCGCATCGAGGGTGCCCAGATCCAGAAGGGTGCCGTCGGCACTCAAGCCTGTTGCGTGTACCAAGAAACCATCGCGTTCCTTGGCTCTGGCCGCAACGAAGCGCCTGCGATCTACATCGGCGCTAATGCCATGGCGACCAAGCTCAGTACGCAAGAGGTCGATGAGATTCTCTCAACGTACACAGACGCTCAACTGGCGCAGGTCAAGCTGGAGGCTCGTAACCTCAAGGCGCAGCAGTTGCTGTACGTCCATCTGCCGGATCGCACCCTAGTCTACGACGCAGCATCGAGTCAGGCGCTGCAGCAGCAGGTCTGGTTCGTCATGACCAGCAGCATCGTTGACTTCGCGCAGTACCGAGCCCGCAACTTCGTCTGGGCCTATGACAAGTGGATGGTGGGCGATCCCACTAGCACTAAAATCGGCTATTGCGTTGACACGATTGCGACGCACTGGGGCGAGACGGTGCGCTGGGAGTTTGGCACCACCATCGTGTACAACGACGGTAAGGGTGCGCTCTTCCATCAGCTTGAACTCGTCGCACTGACAGGCCGGGTTGCTCTGGGCACGAACCCGTGGATCAGCACCTCGTACTCATACGACGGGCAGGCGTGGAGCCAAGATCGAGCGATCCAGATTGGCTCGACCGGGCAGACACAGAAGCGCCTCGTTTGGTTCCAGCAGGGCAACATGCGCCACTGGCGCGTTCAGAGGTTCCGTGGCGACAGCCAGGCGCACTTGTCGTTTGTGCGTCTTGAGGCGCAGATTGAACCGCTAAACTACTGATCATGGCAACCAAGCTCAAACTCACGCGGGATCAACTTGCGTCGTTCCTGCAGGATCACGAGCAGGTCAAGCAGTTTGAGAAACTGTTTTCGGATGTCAAGCAGCTTGAGCCGACCACGCTCAACGACATCACGCTAACAGCGAGCAATGCAGATCAGAAGGCCGTTGAGGCGATAGATGCTGTCGCTGTGCTAGCCCGCGATATGGCGTTTCAAGCTGAGAGCAAGGCGCAGCAAGCCCTCGATACGCTCGCGCAACTGAGCAACATGGTGGAGTTGCTCGCCACTGCGCCGCCTGAGCGTGAGTACAAGCGCTCCCGGTACGGGTCGTTCTACGACACGAACACGCAGACCGCTGCCGCTATCAACACCGCAACTGCGATCACATTCAATACGACCGACCTGTCGTCTGGTGTGTTTCTTGCCACCTCGTCGCAAATCACTGTGGATACGGACGGTATCTACAACCTGCAGTTGTCTGTTCAGCTTGACAAGACCACGGGCGGCACGGCTGAGTTTTTCATCTGGTTCCGCAAGAACGGCGTCGATGTCACCGACTCGGCAAGTCAGGTCAGGATTCAGGGCAACGATTCTGAAATCTTCACGGCGCTGAACTTCTTCTTCAGTTTGAAGGCCGGTGACTACGTTGAAATCATGTTCTCGGTGACGGATACTTCGGTGCAATTGCTTGCTGTGCCCGCTGCTACACCGCATCCGGGCATTCCGTCCATTATCGTCACGGTATCCAACAACATTCAGGGGTTCCAATGACCGTCACCGTAAAATTACTCGTTCCTCCCAAGCAGATGGAGGCAACGCAAACCACGCAGTACACAGCTACGAACGCCAAGGCCATCATCGACAAGGCCACGGTGACCAACACGGATACGGTGAACCGCACGTTCAGCGTCAACCTCGTGACCTCTGGCGGCTCTGCTGGCAACTCCAACTTGGTTATTGACGAGCGAACTGTAGTACCTGGTGAAACATATCTGTGTCAAGAACTCGTCGGTCAGGTGCTTGAGGCCAGCGGTTTTATCTCGACTATTGCCAGCGCGGCCACTTCGCTCACGATTCGTGTGTCAGGGCGCGAGATTACTTGACGCATACGCCCGATGCGGCATAATGCGGATAACTGAGCGCCGGGGCTTTCCAGTGGCCCAAACTCGTCCATTTGGATAGCCCCCGTGAGCGACGAACACTGGCTGCGCCAGAATCTTCAACAAGTGTTTGATCTCCCAGCACCAGCTATTGATTGGCTGTTGATGCTGTGGAACGCCATTCAGGTTTTCGATGATGTGGCTGATGGTGATGCCGTCAAGCCTGCCGACCTGAACGCTGCGATCTGGCAAACACTGGTCGCCATGCCCGCTAATCCATTTTTCATGCAGCACTCGGCAACGATGCTGCCTGTTGTCGCGTCCATGATCCTCAAGTGGCATGGTGCGAACGAGGCCGAGCGGTGCCAGCAACACGATGCCAAGTCATTCGTGTGGCGAGCAGGGTACTACGATGTGGTTCTGATGGTCGTGCAGTGCTGCAAAGGCAATGAGTTTGCGACCGAATATGCAGCCAAAGTCATGCGCCTATACGGTGAAGGCTTCGACCAGTACATGAAGGAATTTCAAGATGCCTAGTCCAGTAACTGCTTTAGTTGGTGGCGCATCAGCGCTTCTTTCGTCCAGATCTCAGCGTAAAGCCGCCCAGTCTGCTGCTGATGCACAGACTCAAGCTGCTCAGATGGGCATCGACGAGCAGCGGCGTCAGTTCGATGCAATGCAGCAACTGCTTTCTCCCTATGTGCAAGGTGGAGCTACAGCGTTCCAAGCGCAGCAGAACCTGCTCGGTCTAGGCGCACCCGGTACGCAGGATGCTGCAATCCGGGCGCTTGAGATGTCGCCTCAATTTCAGGCTTTGGCTCGTCAGGGTGAAGAGGCGCTGCTGCAGCGTGCATCCGCAACGGGTGGCCTGCGTGGCGGTAATCTGCAGGCTGCACTGGCTCAGTTTCGTCCCGCGATGCTGCAGCAGCAGATCCAGCAGCAGTTTGCCAACCTCGGCGGTCTAGCCCAGTACGGTCAGGCGTCTGCTGCTCGCACCGCTGCAGGCGCTCAGGCTGCTGGTACGAACATTGGTAGTCTGCTTCAGCAGCAGGGTGCTGCTCAGGCTGGCGGTATCCTTGGTGCAGGGGCTGCACGAGCGAATATGTTCGGTCTTCCTGCTCAACTTGCTGGGTTTCAGATGGGTGGCGGTGGTGGGTCAATGTTTGGCGGATCACTATTTGGTGGTCAGGGATTGCCTTCTTCTAACGAAATGTACGCACTCCAAAACGAAGCGGCGATGAATATCGCTGGCGGCGCTGCTGGAATGTAAGGAACGATTATGGCAACGCCTTTTTACGCTCCCCCAATCAACTACGGTATCAACGTCGCGTCACCCTTCGAACAAGCGGTGCAGGGGTTGAAGCTCGGGGCTACTGTTGCTGACATTGAAGCGCAGCGCAATCAAGCGCAGTTGAAGGCGCAACAGCAGCAGCAACTACTGGCACAGCAGCAACTGGCGATGGCCGAGCAACAGCGATTCTTTGGGCTTGACAACCCGACGATTAAAGATTTGATGCGCTACTCGGCGTACATTCCTCCGGAGCAAGCCAACGCCATGCGCCAGCAGTTTGAACTGCTTGGCAAGGATCGAGCGCAGGCAAATTTAGCGCGTGGTGCTCAAGTGCTGTCAGCGGTGGTAGCGGGTAGGCCAGACCTTTCCATTTCTTTGCTGGAAGAAAGCCGCGACGCGACACAAGATCCTGCGGAGAAAAAGGTATTGCAGTCGTACATTGATATGGGAAAGTCTGACCCAAGCGCTCTTTTTAAGATCATCAGCGTACCCATGATGACTTCAGAAGAAGGCCGAAAGTTGGTCGCGGGAATAGAGTCGTCGCAAGCCGCAGCGCGAGCAGAAGCGAAGGCTGGCCCCGAACTCGACAGACTCAAAGCAGAAGTACAAATTAAACAGACTGAAGCCGCGACGATTGCCGAAGAAAAACGCTTGGCGCTTGCCCGCGCAACCAGTGACGCGGAAACAGCTAGGATTCAGGCTCAGTTTGCTGAGCGTGAGCGGAAGGCGGCTCTTGCGCTTAAGGCTGCACAGGCTGATGCGGCGAGGGCAACTGCGGAAAAAGCAAGGCGTCCCGATGCTGAAAGTACAGTGCCGACTATCACGCAGATTCAAGATCCGACCGACCCCAATCGAATGATCACCATCGACGCCAGACGCTATCAGGGTGGCGGTATGGGTTCGCCTGGTGTAATCGGCGCTTCCGGTAAAACCGCACCTGCCGCTGCCGCTGAAACCAAAAAAGTTGAGGGTCAGGCTCAGGCAAGAGACATCATCGACACACTTAGAACCGCATATCAAGACCTTGATTTGCGAAGAGCAATTCCGAGTGATCAGAGAAACGCGATTTCCAACACCTTGTCGTATATCGCAAGTACAGGTGCTGGTCAGGTTGCTGGTCGCATGGCTGGTACGAAGGAACAAACCCAGCGTGACATAATTCAAGGCGCACGAAATCAACTTCTTAACGCGGTCAAGAACGCAACTGGAATGTCCGCACAGCAGTTGAACTCCAACGTCGAATTTCGTAGTTGGCTTGAGTCGCTTACCGACCCCACTAAGTCGATTCAGGCTAACGAAAAGATTCTTGAAAATCTGGAAACGTTCATTGCAGGTGGTGGTAAGAAAATGGGCGAACGTTCTGGTGCGCCTGCTGGTGGTACTCAATCCGGCGCAACTGTGAGCAACTGGTGATGAGAAACGTCACGGTTACCTTTGAAGATGGGACGACGCACGTTTACAACGGCGTTCCTGACAACGTTACTCCTGCGGCAGTTGAGGCCCGAGCCAAGAAAGAATTCGGAAAAACTGTTACTGCGTTGGATGGCGGTCGCGGTACCGCCGCTCCTACCGCACCCGCTCCTGCTGCCGCCCCGACCAAGCGACCCACACTCGCAGACACCGGCATGGCCCCAGTCTTCGCGGCGCAATTACAACCGGCGACCAACCTCGTCACGGGTGCTGTTACTGGATTGGCAGACATTGCCTCGACAGTGTATCAAGGCGCTCGTTCTGTTCTGCCGGCAGCATTGGGTGGAACAAAACCTGGCGAACCCGATCTGTCTACTCGCATTGCCGCGCAGCGTCAGCAAACCGAACGAGGGCTTGCCGATCTAACTTTGGCGCAGCCTGAGTCCGATATGTTCAGTGTCGGGCGTGTGGCTGGGCAAGTTGCACCCACGGCATTTGTAGGCCCAGCCATCGCTGGTGCGGCCATGCCCGCTGTTTCCGCACTGACTGCTGGCGCACGCAATGTCGGCCCCATGGTTCCCCGCTCGATGCGTCTGCTTGAAGCTATTCGCACGGGCGGCATGGGTGCAACTGGCGGTGGTGGTGCTACCGGCGCTGTTGGTTTAGGCACTCGTGTCGCTGGTGGTGCTGTCGGTGGTGCTGCTGCTGGTGCGTTGACCGAGGGGACGCCCGAGGGTGCTGAGATAGGTGCTTTGGTTGGCGCTGCTGTACCCACCGTCGTTCAGTCGGTCTGGCCTCTCGTAAGCGGTGTCAGTCGCGCAGCGATCAAGCCATTTACTGCACCCCAGCAAGTCGCTGAGGATGTATTTCTGAAAGCCGCAGGCCCAGACGCAGCCGAAGCCCTGCGCCGGTCAGAGGCAATACCAACCACACCTGGGTTCCAGCGCACCGTTCAGGAGTCGCTCATCGCTGGCGGCGCACAACCCTCAACAACGCTTGGTGCACTGTCGGATCGAATTGCCAAAGCCTCGCCTGCCGCTCGCAACCAAATCTTCCAGCAGGAAAACCAGCGCATCGGTGCGCTGCAAGGTCAACTGGCTCGGATCAACGAGCAGATTACCCAGCAGCGCGGTGTGCTGACTCCTGCTGCCCTTGATGAACTGACCGGCACCCGCGACGCCATCCTGCGTCAGATCGACTCACAGCAGTCGGCGCTTTCCCAGGCTGAGCAGCAGTTCGCCTCGCAGATGCCCGTGGGTACGCAGCAGTTTGGTGAGCGCATCGCCGCAACCGCTGAAAACTTGCAAAAGAACCTGCGCCAAACCACGATCACCCCGGCGTATAACAAGGCGATTGAGGCGGCAGGAAATACCCGCATCAACATCGACAACTTGATTACTGAGGCCGAGCGAGTGCTTGGGCGCCCGCTGTACTCGTTTGACCCTGCGGATCCATCTTCTATAGCTCGGCGTATCGTGCAACTTGCGCCTGATGCAGGCAAACCACAGCCCGTCGGTGCAGGCAAGATTTCAGGCCGCATGATGACTACTCCTGCGGCCCGAGGTCCGGCAACGGCTACTTTGGCAGAGTTGGATGACTTGCGTAAAGCCATTAATTCGGACATTGCGGCGGCGCAGCGCGGCGCGGGGTCGCTATCTGGCGTACAAGTTCGTGATTTGCGTAACCTGCACGGCGCCGTCGATACTGCCATCGACACCTCAACCACGCTGTCAGATGACGCCAAGAGCCTATACGCTGCGGCATTGTTGAACTACCGCACCCTGTACGTCCCACGGTTCCGCGAGGGTGAGACTGGCCGACTGCTCAAGCCTGCCATGTTTGGTGAGATGCGGATCGAGCCGTCGCAGATCGTCCAGAACTTCATCAAGGACGAGGACGCTGCTGCTCAGTTCGTGAGAACCTTTGCCGGTGACGCCAACGCCTACTCGGCGCTGCGTGAGGGTGTGGCAGAGCGATTCGCTCGTGCTGCGACTGACCCGATGACAGGCCGGATCGACCCGCGTAAAGCGGCTTCGTTCCTTGAGAGCAACAAGGCCGTGTTCAATCTGCTGGAGAACAACGGCGTTGGTGTTCGTCAGGGTCTGGAAGCAGCCGAGCGACGAGCGGCGCAATCCGCCGACATGTTCGATCGGTTGGGTGCAGTAGCCAAGCAGTTCGCTGGCAAGACGCCCGATCAGGTGCTGACGCAAATCACATCGAGTGCCGACAACATGAACACGGCGCTGCGTAACCTGAACCCGACTGAGCAGGACACCCTGCGCCGTGTGCTGATGACCCGCATCGGTACGCTGATGGATGATGCGCCGCAGCAGGCGCTCAAAGAGTTGCTCGACTCGACCGGCAAGGTGCGCGGTGCATACCAGGCTGCGCTGGGTCAGGATGCACAGCGACTCGTCCGACAGGCGAATGACTTCATTGAGGTTCGCAAGGTGCAAGCAGATCCCCTGCTGCAACGCGCTAACGCCGTGCAGCCGTGGATCGACAAGTCCAAGTTCACCCCTCAGCAGTTAACTGCTCTGCAGCCTGTAGTCGATGACTTGCTTCGCATGAAACAGGCACAAGAGGCTACTCGTGCGGGTATTCAGGTCGCAACCCCAAATGCTCGGGCGCTGCTGACCGAGGTGGGTGACGAGGGTGCGCTGCGCGGCCCGTTGCGTGCGAAATACATGAGTACGATTGCTACCGCGATTCGCAATACTTTTGAGGGGCTTGAGAGCGCCCTAAATCGAAAAGTTAACGCAGAACTTGCGGTAATTCTCTACAATAACCCCGAAGCTGCTGCCAAGGCTATCGAAAACGCACTGGCTCGTTCGCAGAGGGCGACTCGTGCTGCTGGTGTTTCCAAGGTGGTGCCTGCGGTTGCAGGTGGTATGGCCGCAGACACCGAGTAATCAAGGAACAATATGTCCGCACTGTCCGTCAATCCTCCGTTCCCCATCTTTTTCGACATTGACGGGCAACCGCTTGATGCCGGGTACATCTACCTCGGTGTGGCGAACCAGGCCACAGAGGCCAATCCGATCCAAGCGTATTGGGATGCAGCGCTGACGGTTGCAGCGACGCAGCCGATTCGCACGAGGGGCGGCTTCCCGGTGAACGCTGGCGTACCGGCGCGGGTGTACGTCAACAGCGACTTCTCGATTGTGGTCAAGAACCGCAACGGGTTCCAAGTGTTCTCGTCGCCCACTTGCACTGATCGGTTCAACGATGCGGTGGTGCAGGTTGACTCGTCAGATGTCACGTTCCTACAAGCCGGCACCGGCGCAGTCACGCGCACCGCCCAGGCCAAGATGCGCGATACCGTGAGCGTCACGGACTTTGGCGCGGTTGGTGATGGGGTCACCAACGATGCTGCCGCAATTCAAGCGGCGATAGATTACGCTGCGTCAAATGGGTCAAAAATCGTATTGTTTCCACAAGGGAAAAATACAACGAATGGCACTGCCTACAATTTAGGTTCTACCACCATTTCCGTACCATCTTCAGAAATGAAACTGGTCGGCCAAAAATATACCCAAATCAGAAAAACCGGCGCAGGCGCGTTCTTTGATATTCCAGTTATTGGTTACGGGTTCGAAGCAGAAGGTTTGTGGCTTGTCGGAACTAATGTTGATGGGCAATACGGCTTCCTATTTTCCGGCGCGTCAAACGGCTCGTACATGCAGGGGACGCTTGAGGCTAACATTCACGATTGCTGGTTTGAAGCCGTTGGTAAGAAAGAGACTGTAACCGCCTCTGCGGGCGGCGCTATTCTTGTTACGTCGCAGACGCTTGGCCTCAAGGTTGAAGGAAACATTTGCTCTCAAGGCGGCTATTTGCTCCGCGTTGAAGCGGCCAGCGATGGCATACAAGTCCGACATAACGTCACAAACATTTCGCGGTCTGTGGCCGTTCAATTTGAGGGCACGGCGGGCGCTGCTTCTGTCGAGATTTCCCAAAATAATCTTGCAAACGTAGGCGGCGGCGTTTTTCTCAAAAACGCGGGCTACTGCAACGTATTTGGTAACGCTTGTATTCCTGGCGAAAGTGAAGCCGGAGCGCTTGGCGATGTTGTAAAGCGAACCATCACTGCCGGGGAAGTGTTTCTTACGGAGGACGTGGCGACTGGTGTTTCCGCGACAATCTGGTTGGACAACGCTCAGACTTGTTCGGTCGCGCAAAACGTCTGTGCCTTCGGCGGCGCTGCTCAAGATTCCGATTATGGAATTTATCTGTCGAATCGACAGTCAACTTGTTTCGTAAGCAACAACTATGTCGTTGGGCACACGCTGTACGGAATTCGCTCGTACGCAACACAGCCGCACATTTTATTGAACAACCGTAGTTCAAACGCTCAGAAAGACACAGTGTATTCTGAGCTAAATCAACCCGGCCTGATCCATAACTATTCTATAGTTTCGCCTTCCTACGCAAACTACCTTGGTTTTGGTACTGCCACGCCATCAGGGCCATTTGATTTTAGAAGCGTTGGTTCTTCGGCAGCAAGCGGGTTTTGTCAATTACGTGTTTCAAACCAGACTGACCCCAACGAGTACATTGGATTTGGGTGGGATGACTCAGGATCTGTTGGCTATTTGCAGGCTTTCAAAACAGGGGTTGGGCTGCAAGCCATTCGTCACCGTAGCCCTACATTGTTTCTTGATGGGTCTGGAGATACCAGCGTTACAGTTCAAGCAGGATCAAGCCAAGGCTCAAACATTCTGCGCGTAATTAATAACGCTGGAACCGTAACGCATTTTTTGGTTGGGCCAACTGGAAATATTGCGTCGGCAAGTTCAAACATCAGTCTAACTGGCATTCCGACTTACGCCGACAATGCTGCTGCTACCGCTGCTGGATTGGCAGTTGGACGTATTTACAAAACCGCGACCGGCGAAGTCCGCATTGTTGTTTAACCATCATGCTCAATAAACTTAAAGGCTCCCTGTACTCAAAGACTAGCAACGCGGCCATCGTCGTCGCGGTCATTGGAGTCCTTGAGCAGTTGGCTCCTGGCCTGCTGCAGTCCGTCATCCCCGCTGACTATTCCGGATTGGCGCTGTCGCTCGTTGGCGTGGCATTCTGGCTCCTGCGCTGGGTGACCAGCAAACCTCTTGATCTCAAGTGATCGTTATGGCACAAGTCGATTCGGTGGAAAGCAGATTGTCTACGCACGAAGCTGTTTGTGCCGAGCGCTACACGGGCATCAATGCTCGCCTGAAGCGCCTTGAGCAGATCCTGATCGCGGCAACTGGTGCAATCATTATGCTGCTCGTCAGCGTAGTCGTAAACATTCGATGAACTTCGATCAAGCAGTCGATAAAGTCCTCGCGCACGAGGGCGGGTACGTCGATCACCCGGATGATCCCGCAGGTGCCACCCGTTGGGGTATCACCGAGCGCGTGGCTCGCCGGGTAGGCTACAAGGGCGACATGCGCGAGTTGCCGGTGGATCTCGCAAAGCGGATCTATCGTGAGGACTACTGGAACGCTGTACGCGCTGACGAGTTGCCTGCCGAGGTGCGTTACGTCGTGTTCGACGCAGCGGTGAACTCAGGCCCACGGCAGTCGATCTGCTGGCTGCAGCAAGCCCTTGGCGTCTACGTCGATGGCGTCATCGGGCCGCAGACGCTGGGCAAGGCGCACCAGGCTGACCCTGAGCAACTGCGCCGCGCAGTCCTTGCCAGCCGCTTGCGCTTCATGACCAACCTGACCACCTGGCCCACCTTCGGGCGCGGTTGGGCACGGCGCATCTGTGACCTGATGGAGCAAGCGTGAACCCACTCATCTTGGGAACTGTGCTTGAAGTTGGCAAGACCCTGCTGGATCGGTTCGTACCTGACCCCGCAGCCAAGCAAGCCGCTGAACTAGAACTGGTGCGGATGGCCGCTGATGGCGAACTCAAGCAGATCATCGCGCAGCTTGAGATCAATGCCCGTGAAGCGCAGCACGCATCGGTCTGGGTCAGTGGGTGGAGGCCAGCATTCGGTTGGTGCGGTGCAGCAGGGTTCGTGTACGCTACTATCGGTCAACCCGTGCTGGCGTGGGTAAGCGCAACGAAGGGGTGGCCTACACCCCCTGACCTCAACCTCGATCTGCTGTGGGTGGTCATCACCGGCATGCTAGGTATCGGTGGATTGAGAAGTGTCGAAAAGATCAAAGGCGTAGCCAAGTAAAGGGAACATCATGTCTGCTTTGTCCGTCACCCATCCGTACCCGATCTTCACTGACTCGGACGGTACTCCCCTCGACAATGGCTACATCTGGATCGGGATGGTTAACCTCGATCCGCAGGGCTATCCGATCAACGTGTACTGGGATGCTGCGCTGACCCAGCTTGCAGGCCAGCCGATCCGAACGATGAACGGCTACCCGGTTCGCAATGGATCGCCAGCCCGTCTGTACGTCAACAGCGACTACAGCATTCGGGTGCAGAACAAGAACGCCGCGACGCTGTACAACGCGCCTGTTGGCTCTGATGCCGTAGGCGACATCTCATCGGCGCTGGTCACGTTCGTTCAAGCAGGTACTGGTGCGGTGAGCCGCACGGTGCAGGCAAAGCTGCGCGACACGGTGTCGGTGAAGGACTTCGGTGCGGTGGGCGATGGGGTCACTGACGATACGGCGGCGATTCAAGCGGCTATCAATGCCAGCGTCGGGTTTCTCAGCGTTTATTTCCCATCCGGGACATACAAGGTCACGTCGCAAATCACGATTGCGAATGATCGCGTGATGCTGCACGGCGACGGCTCTGCTACCAAGATCCTTTTCATGCCCACGGCAAACGCTGTTTGTTTCCTGTTTGATAAAGGGTCTACGTCGAGTGTTCAGAACACGATCCGCGACATTTCGTTTTACTCAACGGACACAACCTACACCAAGACAGCAATCAAATTGGTGGATGTAAGTCAGTGCATTGTGGAAAACGTTAGGACTATTTCCCCGCACTGGTATGGAAATGGGTCTATTTTTCTGCATATTCTTGGCCGTGATAACACCACAGTAACAAGCGTTTCAGCATTCGCTGACAAGCCAATTAGAATTAGCCCCATCCCTGCGCCTCATGTTGCAGCTGGAATTGGTATTGATCACTTTCACTTCAGTGATTGCTATCTGGGCAACACAGTTTCAGCAAACCCACTTATCACCATTGATGATGGTGTTTCCCTGACTCATACAACCTTTGACGGCTATCAAGCATGGGTCGGGGGGAATTATGGGTTGGAGTGGAACGATACAACCTCAGCCGGCGTATCTATAGGGCTGCACATAGAAAACGCACGGTGGGAACAGCCCTTTACCCCTGGTGGGTACATGCTCTATATCAACCGCACTGCAGCGTTTTTGCAGCAGTTAAATTTTAGCAATTGCTATGCTGGCTCGTCTAGTGTGAACGGTGTTTATTTACGCACCGTGCAGTACTTTGACGTTAACAATTTCGTATATAGCTCAACGCTTGCTGCCTTTGACGCAAATACCACTTGCAGTTTTGGGAAAGTGTTCGTAACGGCCACTAACAATCTTGCGACGGTATCTATTTCTGCCCTAAGAACGTCGGGTAAATATCTGATTGGCGGAAATGTAACAGATTTGTTATCAAGCGTTCCAGCAGGTTCAAACCTAACTCAGTTGTGGAACCCGAGCAAGACCTTAGGCTTCAGCCAGTTGGAGCCAAAGGCTTTCACTGTGTCTGCTGGAGCAACAATCACGTTTGCTACAAACGCTTTGAGGGGTCTGGTGTTTATCTACGCAGACTCAGCGACAGTATCTGGGGTTTTGGCTTGTAACGGAACAGGAAACTCAACACGAGTCCTTGTGCAAAGCGACGCAGGATGGTTCGGCACATCGGCTGGCGCGGCGAACTACAACCTGTATCACAGCGGCGGGAACTACGTTTTGCAAAACAATACTGCGTCTAGCGCTACCTTCCACGCTGTGACCATGGGCACCGGCGAGCGCTGATCCCAACACCTTATGACCACCACCCCCTCGTGTCCGTGAGCGGGCACCTGGCGGTTAGCATCCCTCAGACGCCCTTCTGCTGGCGGTACTGCTTCACGGCGCTGCGTAGGCCAGCCTGAGTGGTGGCCTTCTCGTCGAGCGCCATCGCCTGCGCCTGGTCGAGCGTATCCCTCGTCAGTATTCGGTGACAGATCACAGGCGCACCCTGACCCTGACGCCTGACCCGTGCATTGAACTGCTCGTACAGGTCAAGGCTCCAGTTCAGACCGAACCAGACCAGCGTGCGGCCAGTCTTTTGCAGCCCATCAATCCCATGGCCCATGCTAGCCGGGTGGCCGATCATCAGCGCACAGTCACCGCGCTTCCACCGATCCATCGCATCGTTGAGCGACGCCTCGCTCTTGCACTCGGTCAGGTTCACAGGGTTCAGGTGCCTGAAGCGCGTCATGATCCGCTCGGCATCGGATCGGTACGCATAGGAACATAGAACCGGGGAACCCTGCGCCTCGTCGATGATCTCCTCTAGCGCATCGAGTTTCAGGTCGTGCACCGCCTCCCACAGCGGCATCCCGGCCACCGGGTAGATCGCGCCGTTGGAGAACTGGAGCGCCTTGTTGGTCAGCGCAGCCTGGTTGAACATCTCAACCGTGGTGCCGCTGTCGAGCGCCAAGAAGAACTCGCGCTCCATCTGCTCGTACTTGGCCCGCAACTCGTCGGTCAGATCCACCTCGACGTTGTTGACGATGAGGTCTGGCAGCGGGTTGTAGTCCTCGGCACTCATTTCGAGCGTAATGTCACCGATGAGCTTCTTGATCGTGTCCTCGGTGTCAGCGAACGGCACCTCCTTGTACGGCCCGACCTTGTGATAGAACCGGGTGCGAAAGGCAGTCTTGGATGTGCCCAGACGCTGACCCTTATCGACCACGAGGAACTGGCCGTGCAGATCCTTGTACCCGTTGGAGGCAGGGGTGCCGGTCAGCCCGGTCGTCCAGTCGAAGTGATCGAGGATCTTGCGTACCGACCTCACCCGGTCCGTGGCGCTGTTCTTCATCTTGCTCACCTCGTCCCAGACCACCCCGTTGAACGGCAGCGGCTTGCCCTTGGTGATGAAGTAGGTGTGCAGCGTATCCCCGAGCCAGCCCAGAACGTCGTAGTTCACCAAGTAGATGTCAGCAGGGCGCAGCAGGGCGCGGGTGCGCTGATCCTTTGTGCCAGCGACAACGCTAAATCGCAGACCCTTGGTGTGCTGCCATTTGAGTGCCTCCTGACGCCAGACGAGCCGGATCACCCGGATCGGTGCGACGATGACGACACCGCGCAGGAAGCCCGAGGAGATCAGATGCGCGATGCTGGTGAGTGTAATGACGGTCTTTCCTAAGCCCATGTCCAACCAGAGCATCGAGTGGTTGTGGCTGCACTGGAAGTTGACCGCACGCTTCTGATAGTCGTGCAGCTTGTCGGGGGTCAGCACATCGCCACCATCTGATCAATCATGGCTCGCCCATCGTCCACGTTGTCGATCACGAACACGGCCACCTTGTGCTGGCGCAGCCTCAGATGCTCGCGCTCTTGCGGGGGCGTGGGCTTTTGACCCTCGCGCTTGAACTCGCAGAAGAACATGCGCCCGGTGGGCAGCACGAACAGGCGATCAGGCACAGCGGCACGCGCTGGTGAGGTGAACTTATAGACCAACAAGCCCCGATGCTTGGCGTAGTCGCAGACCTTATCTTCAATTTGTTTTTCAAGCATCACGATAGTCCGAGTGTCAGTTTCTCAATCTCTTGGATGTAGTACTCAAAATCCACCGGCAGCACAGCGTCCTCAATGTTGTTGCATACCTGCACGTTCCAGCCGCTCTCGACGCCGATCTTGCGCCAGTCGGTCTTGCCCTTCAGAGGCGGCATCCACTTGAGCAGCGGCTTGCCACCCTTGGCGATGTAGTACCTCGTCGTGTTCTGCACCTGCTGCTCGCCCCACTGCAGATAGCTGCTCCTGGGCACCTTGACGCGCAGCATGAAGTCCATCCTGTCGGGCCAGTTCTCAACCGTCTCGCGGATCGGTGCGCCCTCGATCAGCACCTTCTCGGCTACCTTGGGGATTACGAGGCCACCAGCGTCCTGGTGCAATAGAGCGTTCCACTCGTAGGCACCCTTGCGCTTGACGCCGCCGCTTTCGTAGTGGCCAATGTAGTTGTTCACATCACGAATGAACATTGAGCGGTAGATCGCCTGCTCCAGCACCAGCCCCGTCAGGCCCATCCACCAGTCGCACACGCTCTCAACCTGCTGCACCTGGGCACGCGGCACGCGCACCGTAGCGCCGTCGGTATTGATCTGGATCAACTCCAGACCCTCGATCTCCATCAAGCGCTCGGCCAGCAGGCACAGCAGCAACTGGCCGTTCAGCGTAATCGACATGGTGAACAGCGGATCGTAGAACGGGCTGAACTGGTTGTTGCTGTCCCCATACACGCCATTCAGTGCGAGCTTGAGCATCGCAGACTCGGCAGACTTCTTCGGGTACTGCTTGCGCTGCTCAAATAGGGTCTTGTAAATCTCGCAGAACCGCTCGCCCAGATGCTGCGGATACAGCGAGTTGGTGATGGCCAGGTTCGGGTAGTACGAGGCCACGTCAAGGTCGATGATGGCGTGATCCTCGTCGGCGCTGATCACCCGGTTCTCGACCGACCCGTGGATACCGCCAAGGCCAAAGACAAAGGTGAACCCGTTCACGGTCGCCGTCAGATCCGTAAACACGCCCTTGGTTTCCGTGATCACCTGCGACTTGAGCCATGTCAGCACCCGGTTGAACTCGGGCTGCTGGAACGCGATCCACGGCAGGATGGCGTCAGCCAGCGCGATCTGCGGCCTAGGTGTCTGGCGTGGGGTGCGTCCGTCGTTGCCGAACTCGTAGCACGGCACGCCCGCGTCCTCCAGACGCATGACGAAATACTCCTTGCCAATCTTCGTATCGTTGAAGTTGAGCCAATCCTTGCCGGGGTACTTGCGGCACAACCCCTCACGGAACGCGATCATGTCCTTCGTGTGCCCGTAGAACATCCGCGTGGCAGTGACATCGTGCTGGTTGTAGCGCTTGAGTATCTGCGCCTGATCGACGGTCAGCGTGGTGCCCACCTTGAACGGCAGATCCTCGATGCTGTCCATACGCAGGTTGAACTCCAGCGCCTTCAGGCTCGTGCTGCGGGCCTTGTTGTCGAAGTGATGGATCTTGTACAGATCAATCTGCTCGACGTAACGATCCGTGGGCTTGACGCTGTGCGCCCACTTGTCGCTGTCCTGCGCGGCGATGATGGCCTGCGCCTTGTTGTACAGGGTCGCAGCGTCACTGCGGCCCATCTGCACTAGGGTGTGCAGGATCGGGTAGTCAAACCCAATGTTGTTGAAGCCCACCATGCGCGACTTCGTGTCAGCGAGGTGGCGCACGAACTCGACAATCTGCCGCGAGTCATTACGCCAGTCGCTGATCTCAAACATCCACCGCAGCCCACTGTCCGCGTGCTGCACGGCCATGGTGAAGGCGTTAGGGAATGTTTCGAGGTCATACACGAAGTCGCGCACGGGCTTACTGCGCCATCATGAAGGGTGGCAGGCCCATCGAGGGGGCAGTGGGCGCGGCAGGCGCAGCGGCCACAGCGCCGAACATGCTCGACACATCCACAGCGCCCTCACCGAACGCCTTGTCGTCTGCGGCGAACTGGATCGCAACCAGATCCGCACGGATACCGCGCCCGTGCTTGTTCTCCTGCAGCCAAGGCTTGACCGCTGCATTGACACGGCAACCGCCGTACATCTTGCGGGTCAGCGCCTGGTACGCCATGGTGTTGCTCGGGTCGATAGGCGTGCCGTCTGCCTGGATGATCTGTGGCGGGGTGTCGCGGCCAGCGGTAACGAATACGTTACCCGCATACCCGTCGTAGGGCTGGAAGGTTTTGCTGTTGACCTTCTGGTTACCATCACCGAAGCAGCGCAGCTTGCGATCCGCCTGGATCATCTGCATGACCTGAGCAGCGTGTTCCTTCCACTTGGCAAGGCCCATCTCGTTGACCTTAGCCATAAACTGTTTGAACCCGGCGTGATCGACCGGCATGATGAAGTCAGCGGAATACGACAGGCGCTCCTTGCCAGTCTCAGGCGAGACACGCTTTTGCGGCTCGACAAGGTGAGGGAACGAAAGGCGCACGTTGGACAGAAAAATGACATCAGACATTACGTTTACTCCAGAGGTTAGGATTACTTCAACCACGCCGGAACATCCGGCTCAATTGCGCTAAACAGCGGCGCAACGTTCGTTTCGATGGCAGGCCGGGAGTCGGAGGCCAGAGCGATCACGGGCTTGCCGGTCGTCCAGGCCACATACTCCTTGCCCATCATCTCGATCTGGCGCTCGGTCAAACTGGCCTCGCTACCATCACGTTTCTTCCAGACCAGCTTCTCGGCCTGTGCTGGCGACACCAAACTCGTCTTATAGACTGATGCCTTGGGTACGCCCATCTTGACTAGCTTTTCTGCGATCTGATCCTCAGGCAGACTCCACGAGCGTGAACCCTTACCCTTGACCAGCTTCAGCCCTGCGATCTGCTGTCCTGCGTCGAGGCGGCGCTGTGCCTCCTTCTCGACACCCTCAAGCAACTGACGCATCAGCGGCGCTGCTTCCATGATCGCAACGATTCGATCATCAGACATAGCACCGGGATCTTGCTGCGCCGCAGCGCTTGACAGATCAATGCCCGCATCGACCACACCGAGTGCCTTGTTCGCCAGTGCATTACACGCTCCCTTCGCAGGGCACCACTTGCACTGCTTCTCACCGGGCACGAGCGGTGCATCAGGCGCGTCGGTGGCCGCAGCCTGCGCCTTGATCGTCTGCACCACCTCGCCCAGTACCTTCTCGATGGGGTAGTCCACCGACCGGATCGCCTC